GAGCCCGCTCGAGCAGATGCCCTCGAACTTGTAGCTGCCCGTCAGCCCGTCGTCGCTGGTCGATACGTAGGACCGACGCAGCAGCATCGGTTCGTGGCAGGTCGGGCAGCCGCCGTTCACGGACTCGGTGTCGATCCGCTCCGACGCGCGCACCGGGTTCTTCTTCTTCGCATGCTTGAACGCGTCGCGGGCACGCTGGTAGTGGGTGCGGTCCTCGGGTTTCCCGCGGCGAAGCGTGCCCTTCGCCATCAGCCGGCTGCCGCCTTCGGTGGCCGGCCGCGCCGGCGGGGTGCGGCGCCTTCGGGCTTCGGAGGCTTGGCGTCCATCGGCTCCACCGCGCCGGCCTCGATCAGCTGCGCGGCCTGCTCGGGCTCGAGCGCCACCGGCTCGCCGGAGTGCGCTTCGTCCATCGACACCCCGCCGATGGCCGCAACCATCATCGGGTTCAGCACCCGGAACTTCCCCATGCGCCTGCCCCTTTCCTGCCGGTGAGCCGGCGGGGTGGCCAGTACCCCCGCCGGCCCGTCCGGGTTCCTACGTGGCGCTGTTCCGGTAGAACTTCACCGCGCCACCTGACCCGTTCACCAGCTGCTTGCCATCGGTGCGGAACAAGCAGCGGAACGACACCAGGTCGTTGCCGAACGCGAAGTCGTCCGACCGCTCGAAGCGCACGGTGTTCACGTCCCGGATCGCGTAGAACAGCGAGAAGTCGCCGAACGCGATGCTGAACGCGTTCGCCGCCATCACCGCCATGTTCGGGTCGAGCACCACCGGCTTTCCGAGGATGCGGTCGGGGTCGCCGGCCTGCAGCCCCGGCTGCCAGATGAAGTTACCGGTGGTGGCCGATGCGCCCGACGCGTCCCTGATCTTGCGGATGATCGCGGCCGACAGGTCATTCATGACCCAATACGCGTTCACCCGGTAGCCCGACACGATGCTGTGGAACAGGTCGATCAGGTCTTCAGGGATCACCGTCAGCGTCTGCCCGGTGGCGCCCGTCTTACCCGCCACCGGCGCGTTGGCGATGCCCTGGGGCTGCGCCGTGCCGGTGCCGGTGACGAAGTGCACGCCGGATGCCTGCCCGATGTTGAGCCCCGCCGCACGTGCCAGGAACCCGATCAGGTCTACCGCCGAGTCTTGCAGCAGCTCGGTGGAAACCTGGATGAGCTGGCCGTACTTGTATGCGTTCAGGGTGACCTGCCCGAACGCGGGGTCGTTCTCCAGCACGGCGCCGCCTTCGGCGATCAGCGTGGCCGTACCGAACCCGGTGGTTTTCGGCACCAGCAGGTTCTCGCCGCTGGTGGTGCGGAACACCTGCGCGTTCGTCTGGCGAACCGCGGCCAGCTCCACCATGTGCTGATACAGCGTCTGAACGAAGCTCACCGGGATCAGCTCGGCGCCGGCGGTGGCAGTGCCCTTCGTCAGGTCGTGCGTTTCCGCACCCCGGAGCCCGACGTCCCCCAGCTGGATGGTGAGCCCGCGCGGCGCCCACACCTCGGCGTCGGGTAGACCCGCCATCATCCAGGTGCGGATGCGCGCGGCGAAGTCCTCGATCACCTTCGCCCCGTCGCCGCCGGAAACCTGGAGGACCTGCTCGAACCGCTCGCGCTGCGCGTCGGCCTCTTTCGCCTGCTCGGCGATGTTTAGCAGCTGGTCGATGCGCTTTCCGAGGGAACGGATGTCGCTGTCCATCCGTTCATACTGCTCGTCCTGCTCGGCGGTGGCGCCTTCGGCCTGCGCCTCCATATCGATCACCAGCGCGCGCTGCTGCTCCACCACCGTGCGCCGGTCGGTGTACAGCTTCTGGATCAGTTCCCGCGTGTCGCCCATCACTCACCCTTTCCCTAGCGCGGCGAGCCGCCGCGCCATCACGTCCATGCTGCGCTGGTGCGCAGCGGTGCGCCGGGTGAGTCGGTCCAGGTCCACCGATGCGGCCACCTCGCCGCGGTCGGGGCTGGATGCCTCGGCCTGGTGCGCTTGCAGATGCCGTTCCACCGTTGCCAGGGGCAACACTAGGTCAGGGGCACCCCCGCGTCCACCATGCAGCGCGGCGATGGCAGCGGCTACCCCCTGGGGGTCCGCATCGGCGCCGGGTGAGGGGTGATGCGGCAGCGCCCAATGCGCTGCGGTGGCGGGGTCGGAATCGTTCGACCGCTCAAACGCGATCTGTCGAAACTCGCCGGCGGTGTCGCAGCTCGCGAGCGCAGCGGCCCCGTCCCATGCAAGCTCGATCCGCAGCAGGTCCATGGCGAACTGCTCCACCGATTGCAACCGCGCGGTGGCGCCTTCGTTCGCCGGGAACGTCACCGGCCCGTACTCGAGCAGCTGCGCCTGCTCGACGTAACGTTCGGTGTGATCGTCGTTCCAGCTCATCTGCATCGGGATGAACGCCACCGACATGGAGCGCAGCGCGCGCGATTGCAGCGCGGCCACGATATTGGCGTTATCCGGGCCGGCGTGCAGGTTCGTTTCGGTCCACAGCCCCACCCGGTCGGGCTCCATCCGGGTGGGCACCCCGATGGGCAGCTGCCCATACCGAGGGTCCTTCCCGTGGTTGAACAGCACCTGCACGTGCTCGGCCCGTTCCGCGATGGACTTGGTGAACACCTTCGGCCGCATGAAGGTGGTCAGCTGATCGCCGGAGGGAATCGGGTAATCGAACGCGGACGCATAGCCCTCCATGATGTGGCCATCGGTCCGCGCGTGCGTGATCGCATCCGGGAACGTCGCGACCTCTACCTGCCTCATGCTCCACCCCCTGCCGGCGTCGGCGCCGGCACCTGCCCGTTCGATGGCTGCACCACCGCAGCACCGCCGGCCGACAGCACCTGTTCGTTCACCGGCACCATGTACCGGTCGCCACCGGGTACCGGCGGCTCGTCCAGCAGCGCGCGCACCTCATTGCGGCTGAGGACCCCGTTCAGCAGGTACCTGGTCAGCACCTCGGATTCCACCGCCGAGTCGGCCCGCACCAGCCCGCGCTGGTTCAGCCGCACGAACTGCCCGCGCGGCAGCAGCTGGGAAAGCGTCTGCTCGGCCAGCACGATGATGGGCAGCAGGGTGAACCGGACGAACCCGATGGACTGTGCTTCGATCCCCGGCCCCCAGCTGGTGGCTTTCTCGGTGAGCCCCACCATGTGCGGCGGCACCCCGTAGATGCGGCTGGCGATGTCCTCCACCTGGTACGCGCGCGACTGCAAGAACTGCGCCTCTTCGGGGGTCACGCTGATCGCCTTCCACGTGGCCCCGCCGGAAAGGATTCCCGGCCGGTGGGACTGGTTCGGGCCGGAGTGCGCGGCCATCCAGTCGGACCTGATCTGCTCCACCGCCGCGGCCGTCTGCGGCGGGGTGCCGGCCGGCAACTCGATCACCCCCGACAGCTGCTGCCCGGTGCCGAAGAACCGGGCCGCGTTGCGATCCTGCGCCAGCCCCAGCCCCACCGACTGACGCGCGGCCATGATGGGGGACAGCCCGCGGCGTCCGCCGGCGGTGGGACCGCAGATGTGCAGCAGGTCGCCGGCGGGGTTATCGGGGCCGAACCTTGACAGCTCGGTGGACCCACCCCAGACGTAGGTGGTACGGCTGGACGCGTTCACCTTCACGTCTATCTCACGCGGCGAAAGCGTCCATAGCTCCGAGGGGAACCCCTGCGCATCGCGGCCGGTGATCAGCACGAACGCGTTGCCGTCCATCGCCAGGGACTCGAACACCCGCTCGGCGAACTGGTACCACACCTGTTCGGGGTTCGGGGTACTCATCCAGGTGGGCTGTCGGTCCACCATCTCGCGGATGGGTCCTCGAGCCCGGACGGCCTCGGCCGGCAGCGCGGCGATGGGCTGGGACAGCAGCCGGATGCAGCGCCACACCACCGACAGCGCCAGCGCCAGGTCCTCGGTGACCTGCACGCCGGCCGCGACGGTCGGCCCGTACCAGTCCTGCCCGGTCATCCACGCCTGGTTCGGGGTTATGTCGTGGCGTTCGGCTCGATCCAGGTTCGCCCACCAGCTCCGCATGGACTCCCGAAGCGTCATATCGCGTAGAACGCCGGCGGTGCCGCCGGCGCCTCCATCGCCTGGTCGGCCGCGAGCGCCAGCGCGATCACCGCCGGGCCGGCCGCGTTCGGCACGAAGCGCCACCCGGTTTCGGTCACCTTCGTGGTGGCGCCCAGCACCTGCGCACGCAGCAGCGGGTCGCCATCATGGTGCAGGTTCCCCGACGACACCAGCCTGTCCAGCGTGCTGGTGGCGATTGCGATGCGGCTGGGGCTGTGGGGCACCTCCACCATGTACAGCCCGCGCTGGGTCAGCAGCTCGGCCGCGCGCTCGAACTCGGTGCGGTGGTATCCCACCTCGAGCACCCCGAACCGATCAGCCATGGCCGACAGCTGCGCCTCCACCTGCGCGGAGTCCACGTACCCATCGGACACCCAC